ACCGACCTGTCCATCAGTGTTAAGGAGACAGGCCACGTGGCAAGGGTCTACACGGTTCACGTCCTGCGTCCTGCTGCCGAATAACCTATAAACAGACTGGCGATAACAACCAGTATCAACATCGGGGGCAGGCCAATCCCCTGCCCCGCACATAGGAGGAATATGGACTTTACAACGGTTCCGAGCGTAGAAACAGAGATTCTTGGCAAAACACGTCGCCTGAGATTGGTGTTGGCTTCCCCAGGGTGGTACAAAACAATTACGCACAAGCGGCTCGATGATCTGATCAGGCTGCTGCAGCATCAACTGTCAGCAGGTATGGCAGCCAAACGGGTGAATGACGCGCACGCTGAGGCGCTTGGCGTTCCTGTCGAGCAGTTGCCGGCGGATGAAGTCGTTGATCCTGACTCGCTCCTGGACGCCAAAGATAAGATCGATGTCGCAGATATGGTCCCGGACGTGATAGCTGCGGTCTATTGCCTGGCTCACTGGGAAGACATCACAAACCGGCCACAAGGCAAGAAGGATGTCCCACTCCCGGGCGAATTGACCTATGAGGACATGAATACACAGTTGGACCTGGATGCTTTCCCGCAACTTATGGTTTTGCTCGTACAAGTCTATGCCTTGCATGCGATGAAGGTCGGAAAGGATACGGAGAACGACCCAAAAAACGTAACGACCCCGAGCCCACCGCTGTCGAGCTCTGGGGAATTGCCCGCTCCACCTTCGGACTTACCTCCGACGAATTCTTAAGTTGCACACCGCTCGAATGGCAATCGCTTTGGCTCGCATATGATAGCCGCGAACACAGAAGGGAAGTCGCTGATGACTATCAGTCGGCAAAGATATGTTCGGTCTTATGCAACCTACAGCGGTCTCCGGAAAGTCAGGCTGCCGAGATGAAAGATTTCCTGCTCTACGATCAACCAGTGGTGAAACACGAACAGACACCGGAGCAGATGCTCGCCATGGTGGACATGATCGTTGACGGGTTTCATGGCAAAAGGGTTGTGAACTAAATGGCCACGCTCGCAAAGCTCATAGTCAGTATAGGCGCAAACACCGCTGAGTTTGAATCGAACCTCAAAAAGGCCTCGACTCAACTTAAGGGCTTTTCGAATGACGTAAAACTTCTATCGCCTGGCTTTGATGCCATTGGCCGCGCCATCAAGGTGGTCGGGACCGCGATTATTGGTGCCTTCGTTGCTGGCGGGACTGCTGCCCTGGCTTCCGGGCAAATAATCGAGAAATACCGGATGTCGCTCACGACGCTCATGGGCAGTAGCAAGGCAGCGGGCGAGGCGGTCGCATCTGCACTGAACCTGGCTTCTAAGACGCCATTCAGCGATGACCAGTTGCTTGCTGCTACCGTTGCTTTGACAAAGTTTGGCCAAGATGCCAAGACGGTACTTCCCCAAGTGGCCGACATGGCCGCTGCGACGAACGGCGATGTTGAAGCTGCTGCTGCCGCTTTTGGAGGTTTCCTACAAGGTCGAGTGAAGGCTCTGGCCTCGTATGGTATCACGAAAGCCGCAGTGCTTGCAGAGGGCGCGGCAACGGAACAGGGCATCCAGATCGCAAACCAAAAGGGCACGATCATCAACGAGGCGGCTTATAGCGCTGCCCTGCTCTCCCTCATGGACAAACGGTTCAAGGCTGGGGCAGAGCTGCAGGCCACCTCGCTTGGCGGTCTCATCAAGGGCATGAAGGACACGGGCGAGGACATCCTGAGGACTATTGCCGGATTTGCGGATGATGGGACGGTCCGGGCTGGTAGTCTGTTTGATTTCGTCAAGCAGGGCATTACTGCTGTGTTGGCGAAAGTCGAAGAATGGAAGGCCAACGGTTCGCTGCAACGGTGGGCTACCGACGTCGGGAATGCAATCATGGTGTTCTTCAACGGTGCCAAGACAGTCTTCGAATGGCTCGTGAATATCGCTGATTTTATTGGTCAGCACTGGCAACCACTTGTTGCCATTATAGGCGGGGTTGTCGGAGCGTTCCTGGCCTTCAAGGGTGTTGAAACCTATGTCACTCTTGCCGCTACCGCAATTAAACTCTTCGGTTCTGCTGCTTCGATTGCGGCCCTTGGCCCGATTGCGTTGATTATCGGAGCTGTTGCAACCTTGGCGGCAGGCGTTGTGTACCTGATAGAGAAGCTGAACCAGGAAAGGGCGCTCTTGAACTCTCTGACCATGGAGGGAATGGCCGAATATGATAGGGTGACAAATGTAACTGGGACGCAGATGACTGACGCCGGGCAGGATCCAACAGCTTGGTACGCTTCGCGCGTGGCGGGGCATCAAAAATATGTCGATGCGATCAAACAGCAGAATGATCAATTGGCAAGGGACGCTCTTGCCTCACGCAATGCGACATCGGCAGCATATGCCAAAGAACAACAAGATGAATATGCAAAAACGGTGGCCACCAACGCCGCAACAGTTGCGTTGGATACAGCTTTGGCAAACGATATTTACAAGCTGACGCACACAAAACTGCTGAACGATCTTTACGTCATAGATACTAAAGCTAAAGCAGACCTCGCCGCCGGAAAGAATGAGGTTCAAGTAGCCGAGTGGGTAAAGGTTTCCAAGATTGCGGCCTATAAGGAGGCTGCCGATGCTTCGGCTAAACTGACGGAGGCTGCAACCAAGAAGACTGCCGAGGAGGCCGTGAAAATCCTCGGGATTAATGCCGACTTGAACGACCAGATCTACAAACTCAGCCATACGACAGTTGAGGGTCAGATCTATGACCTCGCCAAGGCGCGTGATGCGGCAATCGCTGCCGGGGGTTCGAAGTTAGCGGCCGAGAAGGTGTACGCTCTCGAGGTGGCCAAGGTAGAAAAAGAAGCAGCGGACAAGGTAGCAGCAGCCTGGGAAACGGCAAACGACAAACAGGTCCAGGACGTCAAGGATACGTACGACGAGTACATCGCCGCGCTGGCCTCTTATGCCGACAAACAGAAGGACGTGCAAGGCGCGTTGACGCAGGCCATCATCGACAACTATGGCGTCCAAGAAGACGCCGCTGTCTCGGCGCTCGAGAAGGAACGCGATACGGCGATCGATACCATCAATGACCAAATCGACGCGCGCAATCGACAACTCGAGACAACCCTTGGCAATATCTCAAAGGAAAAAGATGCTTGGATGTCGTTCTATGATAAGGATATTTCAGAGCTTCAGGCAACTCATGCGGCAGAGCAACGGGTAGAGACGCTTGCGGGATTGCGGGGCGATATTGCCACTGCTACTTTGGCCGTACAGACGGCAGAAACGCCAGAGGACAAGGCAAGGGCTGACAAAGACCTCCTGAGAGCACAGAAAGCATTGAACAAAGAACTGGCCGATGAGGCATACAACGACAAGCTGGACAGTCTGAGGAAGCTGAAAGCGACAGCCTCAGACTTCTGGGATGCACAGACAGAGACGGCAAAAACAGTCGCTAAATCAGATATTGACACCCTCAAAGACCAAGCAAGCGCTGTTGACAAGCAATATAATGATCCTGAGACGGGAATGATTGCATCAGCAAAGAAGTTCTTTGGGAACTTGATGCTCGAGCGCAATGCCGATGCGGAAGCAGAGAAGCTTCTGGCCGGCACGACACAGGGCGAGATCATCAGTATGCTCCGGGGCAGACTTGGTGAGTGGGCGCAGCTCGGTACACAGATCGGCGACTCGCTGTATTCTGGCTTGCAAGGGGCTATTGCCGCTCTCAATACCTCCATCACGGCAACACTTCCCACTGCCCCGATCTCTGAGGGCGGTGGCGGCATCAGTCTGAAGGCTCACGCAGCGGGCGGGTACTTCACGACATCCCACATCGCTGTGATCGCTGAGAACGGGCCTGAGTGGGTTGTACCACAATCGAGAGTTCCCGAGTTTGTTGGCAAGATGACCGGGGGGAACAGTGACACTCTCCTGAACGAGCTGACCTACCAGGTCAAGCAGCTTCAGGGAACGGTTCATCAGATGGGGGCGGCAACCGTGACCGCCATCAGGGGCTGACATGCTCTACGTGAAGAACGTTGCCGGAACATTGCTCTCTCTGCCTCACGACCATCCGAGTTTCAGCAAACTGACGGACGTGAGGGGTTCCCGTTTTCCGCAGTCATTGACCGTGACGTTGCATCCAGTCCTCCCCCGGTTTATTACGATTCCTTGGAAGGATATCGTTCAGGTGTCTATCGACAAACAGACATGGTGGGCTGTCGACCCGCTCATGACAACGATTGACGAACCTCATGAGTTGCCGGATGACATCGGTGTAGATATGACGATTCACTTTCGAATAGGCGCGGTCAGCTATGGAGGTCAAGTAGTATCATCAACCGTGTGGGGTCTCTCGACCTTATCTGGCATTCATCAACATGGCAACGTGGCAGGACAGGCAGGAATTGTCTATCTCGGCCCTGACTGTTACTTCCCGCTATTGCAGGGTATGGCTGGCATCGGCAATCTATCCATCGGGTTCACGCGGGCACTGACTAAGACCGTCAACGATGTGGTCTATCCAGTCAATGCGCCCGTGTTCAGTATCGCTGGATTGCTTGTCTCTGAGACGACCTCTCAGGACGTTCCGACAATCCTCATGCCCGTGGCGACGGTTCGCACGGTGGCTGCTCGTTTGACCGTCTATGGTGCGCCTACGGGTGTAGTTACTGTCTGGACTGCGGCCCTGAACAAACTCACGATTGATTTGGACAATGATACCCTGGACTTTACCGACGACACGACAACGGTGTCCTGTGTGTTCCCAACAACTGCATATCTCGCAGGAACCGCAGTCACCGTGATTGTTGAGGAAGCGGCAAGTCACGCAGTCACCATTGCCTGCGGGTATGACACGACTTGGTACACGGCATCAGG